CACTAAGTAGCACCTCCTCAGTTTTTAGTTGGTTATGGAGGTCGTCAATCATTTTATTCACGCACGGAACGCAGCTACTCACCTTGCCCTTGCTACCTTTCATCAACTCATCGAATTCCGCCAACAACCTGCGCTGTGCATCAGTCAATACATTGGTTGCTTTAACAGATTGCACCAACTCTTTTGCTTGTTTCTTTTTTTCACTATCCACCACTACTGGCCATCTTCCACCGGGACAATCTTGGAAGGTCATCTTTGTCTTAAGGTCAAGGAAACACCCGCAGGGTTTGAAGGTCACCCCATCAAGTGTAACTGGTTGTGCAAATGGGTTCAGCTTATTCAATGGAGTGCCACACGTTCGAGTAGTTGAATTGTAAACGGGACACTCTCGACAAATAGCCATTCGCATATTTGCCATTTCAATTATCTTGTTCATATGACTATTGCTTTTTTAATTTCATTTTTAGCGTATTTAACTGCGTTGTAAAGGACTTTCTTTGGTATACCAGTATCAATGCTCAGGTCATTGTAAGAAAAGTCATTTAATGCGTAAAGATAAAACACCTCCCTTTCAAAAAATGGAAGTCTACTTATCAAGATATCAAGTTGCTCATTGGTGATACGGTCACCCAACCACACGGTCACACTCTCATAATCTCTGAGTTGTGATTCCGTTGGCTCATCCGACATCTGGTTGAACTTGCGAATCGTGTTATGGTAATGGGAACGATTTGACCAATGTGCAATCTTCAGCGCGTGGTTGATGTAGTGTTCGCTATTCCTTATCTCATTGCCATTTTCAAAGATGCATAAAAGAGTATCGTGCAGCAAGTCATCCGCTTCGTAAACGTTACCGCTACAAAGATTGATGGCTAACCGCCTATGCTGATCATATTGCGTTTTGGAAATATGCATCTATCAATTTAATGGCATCTTCTGAGCCTTTCACATAAGTAGCATAGTAACCTCTTTTGTTCAATTGCTTTATCCATTCCTTTTGTTCCTTACTCACAACACCTTTATCCGTCTTAACCTCTATAAATAATCCGTGATATTTTTCGTTGGGTTCGCATATTTGCAAGTCAGGAAATCCTTTCACGTATCCAGTCATTTTCATCTTGATAGCTTGCTTCATTGAGGTGAACATACCGCCTGCGGATGCGCAATAAAGTGCGTTTGGGTATTGCATTTTAATGTATTGAACTATTGCAACCTGCACCCCTGCCTCCCCTGCCAATGGTTTTTTGGCTCTTGGCTTCATTGATTGGATTATTTTCCCTTTCATTGGACTAATTTAAGATGAATTTTAATAGGATGGACAAAAAAAAATGCATCTTGAAACCCCCGAAAACATTGGAAAACTAAAAATATTTTCATTTTTGATTAAAATAAATTTGCATAATCAAAATTAATTTACATATATTTGCACATAACAATTAAACAAAACGCTATGACTATTTATCGGGTTTATCAAAAGAAAGATGGTGTATATCAACACCACGAATTTCAAACATTGGAAGAGGCTAATGCCTCAGTAATTAGAATCGGCGAAGCAACTGGCGCTCTCATCACATACGATGAAGATCTTTGGGTAAGTTGCCAAACAGATGATGAGTCAATTGATTGTTTCATAATGCAAATCATAAACTAATGAGTAAGTTGCAATTCAAAAAAATCGAAATCTATGGCACAGATTTGTCTCAATTCGATAAGCAGAGATGTCCACTCAATTCAACTGTTCACGTGTTGACCGTCAATCAAACAGTTGCAATAACATTCTTGGTTAACCAGTTTTTACAAGGTGATACCAATCAATGGTTGTTGTCAGTTGAAGAAGCTGAAGATTTGAAAGTTAAATTAAAAAATTTTATCGCATATGAAAAATGTTGATCTAAGTTACCCACGCAAGTACATCTGTGTGATGTCCTCCAGTCTACCAAATGAGCAGCTTGATTTTAATGCGATTGCTCAACACATTGCAGACTCATCACCACGCAAACCATTTGAAAGAATGGAGGCGCTGCTCAAAGAAAAAACCTACAAACGATGAGTTGGGAATATTGGGATGAATTCAAAACTGGCAAACCGCTTTCATACCGTGAACGCAAAAGGCAAGAGTATGAATTCAGTCAAGGCAGACTTATCACAGTTGCTTATAGAGGTGTGATGATGCACATAGACTTTGAAACAGATTTAGAAAAAAAATATCAAGAAATCATTAAAAACCAAAATAAAAACAAGATGAAAACATCAAAAATCAAGTCCATTCAAAATAATGGCACGTGGAAAGAACTTTTTAAGTTTGAAGTTGAAATGGAAAACGGAGACGTTGGCGGTTGCTTTGCTGCATCACAAGATCCACCCTTCAAAGTTGGGGATGAAAAGCAATACGAGTACACTCAGAACGGTAGGTACTGGAATATCAAATTTGCTAAGGAGCAAAGACCTGCGTGGAATGGTGGAGGTGGTGCAAAGTCATTTGTCAAAGAAGATAAGTCCGCAGACATCGCACGTGCAGTAGCACTAAAGGCAGCTGTTGACTTGCACAAAGGCGAAGGCGAACCAATGAACCAACAGATTGGAGTTATATGCGCTACTGCTCAGGCATTTGAAATCTATTTGACTACTGGCGAAAATCCTTATAAGGATGCTATCCAAGATGGTAAAATGAATAACGCTGATGACCTCCCTTTTTAAGGGGGGTTATCAACTTTGATAGCCCGAAAGAATTATTTACTTACTTAAGAAAACATTATGAAGTTTAGAACACTAATAAGAACCCACTACCCATCTACCTACGAATTCGCAAAGGCAATGGGAGTAACGTGGCCAACTGGAAAGAAGTACGAAAAGTACCCAATTACGATGAGCATTAACCATATTGATAAGTTATCCAAGTTGATTGGAGTGGACAAATGCGAATTGATATCATTAGCGGTAGCTGAAAACGAAAACGAACACGAACCAGTAAACTATTTGTGATGAATGAGATATTATTAAACGCAATCACGCAAATGGAAAAGCAACTTGCACACATTCGTGAATTGGTAACGAACCAACCTGAAGAAATCAAAGTCATTGAAGAAACCAAAGTCATTGATGATATCATCACTAATGCCTGCAAAGACTTGATGAATGTTAAATATAGTGACATTCAAAGTCGCACACGCAAAAGAGATGTAGTTGATGCACGTTGTATAGTAATTGCATTCAATTATTTTACTACCAAAAAAACATTAACTGATATTGGTGCTCCAGTTGGTGTTGATCATTCAACCGTGCTTCACTCACTCAAAAAGTTCTGCGACCTTTACCGAATAGATGGTCAATGGAGATTTTTAATAAATGATTTTTTTAACTCATTTGAGAATAATGGCTATAATTGCAAAACAACTAAACTAATGCTCGAAAATGGACATCAATACTTTAATCTCAGAGGTTCGCTTACTAAAAGAGAGAGTGAGCCAGTTGGAAAGTCAACTAACAAAATCGAAAGAATGTCGTTTCATTGCGCCATCACTTGAGGAAGTCGCTGACTACTTTCTAGAAAGAATGCCCAATGCCAATTCCGAAGATGCGCTTCATTTCGCAGATGTCTTTATCTCACATTACACCAACACAGGTTGGAAGTATGGCAAAAACAAAATGAAAGACTGGAAGGCTGCAGTTCGCTCAGCTTGGGATTTAAGTAAATTTGTAACAACTAAAAACAACCACAATGAAACAATTGGTAGAATTCAAAGAGATAGCCTACAACAGTGGGTTAACGCATAACGAAAAGGCATTCATCACAAGTCTGGAATCGCCACGCATTTGCGATATAACGCTCTCAATTTTCAAGCAATCCATTGCATATGGTATTGTCCTTTACGGCATCAAGAATCTTCCATCCGATGAGGAAACGAATCTTCTTTACGTGACTATGCAGACGCATTATCCGTATCTCACAACGGGCGAAATGGCTCTTGCGTTCCAACTCAATGCAGTAGGTACGGAATGGGAAAGAGTTGAGTCCTTTGGAATGATGTCGGTTGCTTTCCTTTCCGATATTCTGAAATCGTACAATGATTTCAAGATGAAAACTAACTTGGCAATTGATAAAAAGAAAGCAAAGATAGAGTTGCCATCCAACACAACGGATGAGCCAGTTGATTGGACTGAGACATTCAATGAGGATATCAGGTTATGGAGAGAAAACAAAAGAGACTTTGTCCTGATGTTAGCACCAATGAAGGTTCGCACATTCTATGATAAGAAAGTTATCAGGGATGAGATGTGGAGTGAAGATGATTGGAAGAAATGGCAATTTATGGCATACAAAAAGACCTTAGACGCTCAATCGATCAGTGCATACAAGGCGAAAAGATTAGACAAATTGAGTAGGCAAAAGTTCAAAGATGATTATCAATGTGAATTATCAAGGCTAATCTATTCCGATATTATGGATAGTCACATATTGCAACAAAAGATTAAAGATGGGTTATGAGAGAATTTCATTTTAATGGGAGTGATGTATGTCTAAATCCCAATACAAGTACATTCAAGTGCTCTCGAAAATATGAAGCTATTGTTGATGTCGCTGATGTTGGAAATGGATGGTCTTTCGGTACTGGTTTCTTTGGAGATAGTGAAGGTCACAATAAAGCAGTATGGAAGAAAGGTCAAAAATTTCGAACTGAAAAAGATGCATATGAAGCTGGTATCAATTATCTAATCAATGCGATTGAGTCTAAACAGAATGAGAAATACAAGTCCATTCTTGCGATGCTCAAAGATGAAGTCAGAGTTCAGGAACCAACCAACCAACTAACTTTATTTTAGTATGATTGAATTCCACGACAAACAAAAAGAGGCACTCTCCTATCTTGCGATTGACAATGATTGCAGGCAGTTGTTGTATGGCGGAAGTGCTGGTTCAGGGAAATCTTTTTTAGGTTGCGATTGGCAAATAAAAAGGAGATTAAAGTATCCCGGCACACGTGGACTTATTGGTCGTGCTGAATTAAAAAAGTTGCGATTAAGTACAATGGCTACGTTCTTTGAACTTTGCACCAAGTACAATCTCATTGCAGGAAAACATTTCACGTACAATGGTCAAGACCACGTAATCAACTGGTACAATGGCTCACAGATTATCTTGATGGACTTGGCGGATATGCCAAGTGATCCCGACTTTGGAAGATTTGGTTCGCTTGAGATTACTGATTATTTTGTGGATGAGGCAAGTGAGGTAACTGAAAAGTGTATCAATATTTTGAATAGCCGTGTACGTTACAAGCTAATCAATGACAATCCCAAAGGACTATTGACTTGCAATCCACATAAAGGTTGGTTATATCGTGAGTTCTTTGATGCTCAACGCAATGGCTCAATAAGAAAAGATAGACGCTTCATTCAGGCTCTACCAACGGATAATCCCCACATCTCACCAGTGTACATTGAATCATTGCAGATGCTTCCCGATATTGACCGGAAAAGATTATTGGAGGGCGATTGGGACTATGACGAAACGAAAGATAGGTTGTATGAATATGACGACTTGCTAAGATGCTTTAGACCTTCAACAACTTTGGGAGATAAATTCATAACTGCCGACATCGCACGAATGGGAGACGATAGGACAGTCATTATTGTGTGGAATAACTTACACGCAGAAAAGTTCATTGTCTTAAAACACAAACCAATTAACGAAGTTGTGGATACCATCAATGACCTAATTAAAAATCACTCGGTAAGACTTTCCAACGTACTGGTGGATGAGGATGGAATCGGAGGAGGTGCGAAAGATTATCTTTACTGCAAAGGATTTCTTAATGGATCAAAAGCAGTGCGTGACAATTATATGAATTTGAAATGCGACTGTTATTTCAAACTTGGCGAATTGATTTCAAGTAACGCAATCACATTTGAGTCAACGCATAAGGACACAATTGTAAAGGAATTGGAGATGATACGTAGAGAGAAAATAGATAGTGATGGAAAGTTAAGAGTGACCAACAAAGAAGATTTGAAAAAGAGGCACGGAATATCTCCAGACTTTGCAGACGCAATAATGATGAGGGCATTCTACGAATTAAAAAAGAATTTTGGCAAATACGCATTTGCTTAATACATTTGAACTATGGCAGACATCACAAAATGTAAGGGTACTAATTGCCCAATAAAGCAGAATTGCTACAGATACACAGCAAAAGAAGATGAGTTCTATCAAGCATATTTTGTTGATCCACCATTCACAATGAATGATGAAAAATTCGATTGCGAAATGTACTGGGGTGAAATTGGAAAATCAATTTACAAGCAACTGAAGGACATCACTAAAACTAAATAAAATGAAAAGACAAACAGCATTACAATGGCTATTAGAACAATGGCCTATTCTTGAATCA